ACACCGAGGGAAACAAGTCCTGCCGATCAGGGAACCGTAGCCAACACCCGACCGACACCACCGCTATTAACGGTATCCAAGATTCACCGGTTCCACGCCTAAGCGCTTGGCCGATCAACACCCGCGAGCGTTGCCGCGTCGCGTGCGTCACTGCCTGATTCCCCGTTGCTATTCGCGGTGCCGATCATGCGCGAGCCGAAAAGCGACGCGCAATCAAAGCACCAAGGGGCGAGGGCAAGTGATCCCGTGGTGGAGCGGGGGGCACCCGTCGATCATAACCCCTTGGGGGCGCGTCGGTCAGTCCGCTCACCTATCGCGCGCGGTCAACAGGGGGGGTAGGGACCGAGCGGGGTGGCCACCCGCCCCAGCCCTTAGGTATTGCGTATATCGCAACCCAAATTTTGACCCTTTTTATCTACACAACCTCTTACCCAGTTAAATTAGCTAAAATCCCGATATATTGACTTGTATGTGTTCACGCGTTAGCATCTGAAGCCATGAGCAGACAACTGTACAAAGCGATTGACCCCGAGAAGGTAGACAAACCGATTTTGTCTCCTGCGGACATGCTTGCTATCGAGGAAGACCCGAGCAAGATGGAGACGCTCGCCCGGATGTTGGGCGCAGTTAACCTCGACAACCTGTTCAGACACATGCAAAACCCAACGATCAACCCGATGGCCCGGATCGAGTTCCAAAAAATGCTAAATAAGCTGGGAAGACTTGAGCCGGATACTAAAGCGGAAGTCGGCAACGGTGGACCCCAAGTGGTCATCAATATCACCCGTGCCAAAGACCGAGACGATGCCATCACCATCGAAGGTCAGGCCATAACAGATGCTCCATGAAGTTAATTTCGAGGTCATAGCGTCCCTAGACGAGTTCTTCTACTCGAATAAGTTCATTTCTTTAGCCGTTGGACCGGTTGGATCGACCAAAACGACCGCCGGTATTATGAAAATCCTGCACCACGCAGCTATGATGGCCCCGTGTAAGGATGGAAAACGCCGAAGTCGCTGCATATGGGTGCGTAATACGCGAGAACAGCTGCGCGATACGTCAATTCCGGACTTCCTCAAGTGGATTCCGGACGGTGTGATGGGGTCTTTCCTCAAAACTGAGTACAAATTCGTCGTTTCTGTGGGCGAAATTGAGTGCGAAGTGCTGTTTCGCGGGCTAGATGACGCGAATGACGTGCGAAGACTGCTGTCTTTGCAGGCTAGTTTCATCATTTTTGACGAGTTTCGGGAGATTCACCCCGATATTTATAACGCCGCGCAGGGTCGTGTGGGCCGTTATCCGGACAAAATGATGAACGGAGTGGGCTGTGTAACGGACGATAATAAGCCAAATGCACACATTTGGGGGATGACGAACCCCCCGGACATGGACACTTTTTGGGAAACGCTGCTCACGGAACCCCCAGATAACGTCCATGTCACGATTCAGCCGTCGGGGTTAAGTCCTGAAGCCGACTGGACGAGGTTTCTCCCCGATGATTATTACGACAACCTAGCCCAAGGGAAGACTGAGGACTGGATTGACGTATATATCAACGCCAAGTTCGGTAAATCTCTGTCGGGGCAGCCGGTATTTCGTTCCTTTGACCGGTCTGTTCATTGCGCAGAGAACCAAATAAGGCCGCTCTTCTCCGACAATCCTCTCATAATCGGAGTTGACGCAGGGCTTACCCCGGCGGCTGTCCTAGGTGAAGTTGCATACGATGGGCGTCTCGTTATTTACGACGCGAAAATCTCCGACGGTATGGGCGCGTTACGGTTTGTGCGGGAAGTCATAAAACCCCTACTGGTTAACAAGTTCCCCAGTAGACGAGCCGTCGTTGTCATCGACCCGGCAGCGTTTCAGCGTGTCCAGACGGACGAGCGCACGGTTGCCGATATATGGCGTAACGAAGGGTTCATGGTTAAACCTGCGAAGACGAACAGTGTTGCCGCGAGGATAGCTGCGGTAGACAAGTACCTGACCCGAGTGATCGACGGGAAGTACGGACTGGTCCTAGACCCCGTTGATGCGTCGCCGCTTGTAATGGCGCTGGCAGGCAAATATCGTTATAAAATAAATACGAAAGGTGTTCGAGACGAGAACCCAGAGAAGTCTCACCCGTGGTCCGATGTTGCAGATGCGTTCCAGTATTTGTGTCTTCATGCAGACGGGGGTGAAGTTTTCGGGAACTCAACGCAGTACGAACAGCGTCGTGAAGTCGTGCGTGTTTCGTCCGGGGGCTGGACTTAATGTGTTGACGAGTTAACAGATAAACGCTATCGTACTTATAATATCGCATATGTGAGATGATAACTATGGCACTGGGTCCACAACTTATCCCCGTGGCACGTGCCTCAGACCTTGAGGCGGCTGCCAAACGCGAGTCTGCTGCGAAGCAGAGCACACCTCTGATTCAGGGGCTGTCTGCTCACGTCCGTCGTCGCTGGGAGGTCATGCGTGACCACCACAACCAAGACATCGAACCGCGTCTCGCGAGTTGTGTCCGTGCAAGGAACATGGAGTATGAACCAGACAAGATCGCTGAAATTCGCGCACATGGTGGCTCGGAAATCTTTATGGGGATTGTTTCTACTAAGTGCCGCACTGCTACTGCATGGTTGCGCGATACGCTTCTAGGCACCGGCGCTGACAAGCCTTGGTCCATTTCACCGACACCAATCCCCGAAGTAGCTCCCGAGATCGTGCAGAACTTGCAGCGCATCATGGAGCAGAACCTCGCGCTGTATTATTCACAGGGTAACGAACAGTTAGCTCCGGAAGAGCTTCGTCAGCTGGCGAACGGTATGAAAGATACCGCGATGCGCCAGATGAAAGAGGAAGCCGAGAAACGCGTTGATCGCATGGAGCAGAAGATGGAAGACCAACTCACCGAAGGTGGGTTTGTCAAAGCTCTGTTTGATTTCACCAACGACGTTGCGACGTTCCCGTACGCTATTCTTAAAGGCCCAATCCCGCGCAAACGCAAAGCGATGAAGTGGATGGACGGCGGTCTAGGCACGGTTGAAGTGCTGCGAGACGAGTGGGAGCGAGTAGACCCGTTTAAGTTCTACTGGGCACCTTGGGGCGATGATATTCAATCCATGCCCATTATCGAACTGCACCATCTAACCCGTGACGATGTGGAAGCGATGTTAGGGGTTGATGGTTATGACGAAGCAGCACTTCGTTCTATATTGGCTGATTTCGGTTATTCTGGCTTCACTTGGCTGGACCATGACGATAGTGACTACGAAGACGCTACTGGCCGTGATTTTGACGATGCTGTCTCTGATATAGTTGCAGCAATTCAACTCTGGGACTCGATTCCCGGCGACATCCTTCTTGAGTGGGGGATGAGCGAAGAAGAGATTGACGACCCCCACAAGTCGTATCCGTGTGAAGTGTGGATGATTAACAACACTGTTGTTAAAGCCGTGCTGAACTACGATCCTTTGGGTCGCAAACCGTATTACCTCACTTCCTTCGAGAAGGTTCCCGGACGGATCGACGGCAATGGGGTAGCCGACCTTTGTATGGACGCGCAAAACATGTGTAACGCTGCTGCGCGCGCCCTTGCAAACAACATGGGCATTAGCTCCGGCCCACAGGTCGGCGTTAATATTAGTCGCTTGCCTGCTGGGGAAGACATTACCCAGATGCACCCATGGAAGATTTGGCAGTTCCGCCAGTCTGACTACAACGACGCTTCTCCACCCATTCAGTTCTTCCAGCCGAACTCAAACGCGGCTGAACTAATGGCGGTCTTCGAGAAATTCATGGGCCTCGCTGACGAGGTTTCAGGTATCCCGCGTTATATGACCGGGCAACACGTACCGGGTGCGGGTCGCACCTCGTCGGGTTTGTCTATGCTTATTTCTAACGCAGGTAAGAGCATTAAACAGGTAATCGGTAACATCGACCACGATGTGTTAACGCCGATGCTAGAACGTCAATACCAGCGTAACCTTCGTTACTCTGACGATCCGGACTTGATTGGTGATGTACAAATTGTTGCACGAGGTGCGATGTCGCTTGTTGTTAAAGAAGCTGAAGCTGTCCGTAAGACTGAGTTCCTCCGTCTTGTACTGGAAAGCCCTGTTGCACAGCAAATTGTTGGCCCTACGGGTACGGCTGAACTACTCCGCGACTTGGCGAGCAATCTCAACACCAATATCGACCGTTTGGTCCCTAGCCGCGAAGAGCTTCAGCGCCAGCAAGAAATGGCTCAACAACAGGCTATGATGCAGCAGCAGATGATTGCGGCTCAGGAATCAGCAAATTTACAAGAAGATGGGTCGCAGCAAGGTGGGCGCGAAAGCAACTACATTAGCGCGAAGCCAAATGGACGATAACGCACGTATGTGTTGACACGTTAACATGTGTGGGATAACTTAACACTATGATAGACCTCAATTCTATCGACAAGCAGCAGGTGAGAGCTTTGCTGCGACTTAAAGAGGCTGGCAGCGATAAGCTGTTAGAATTTTTTAAGGACGAGATAGACCGGGGTACGCAGAAACTGGTCAAGGCAACCGACATGGTAGAAATCCACCGGATGCAAGGGCGAGTAGAAGCATACGAAGATTTACTGAGGGCGATTGAAGAGTCGGCCAAGGTAGCAAACCGCTCTTAGGAGCAAACCTAAGCACACCATTACGTGTGTAGCATACCCTCGGGACGCTAGATACAGAGTTGGTGCTTTAAGGAGAAGCATATGGCATTGCCAAAACAGGTGCAGGCACAGCTTGCGGAAGTGGAAGAACTTGAGAAAACGCTGACAGCCCAGCCCGAGACGAAGGAAAAGAAGGCCAAAGAGCCGGAAGTTTCTGAAGAAGCGGAGTTGGATACCGAGGCGGAAGTAACAGACGAAGCGGAAGAAGCACCCGAACCTGAAGAAGCAGAGCCAGCTGACACGTCACCGACGGACGTAGAGGACGACTATAAGCAGAAGTACAACACCCTACGGGGCAAGTACGATGCGGAGGTTCCCAGACTTCACCAACAAGTCAGGGAGTTGACAACGCGTTTAGACAAACTCTCGAAAGAGAAAGACGCGAAGCCAGCTGAGCCTACAAAGGCGAAGGAGAAAGTCAGTTATGTGACCGATGCAGATCGGGCCGAGTTTGGCGAAGAACTGATCGACGTTCAGCGTCGTGTTGCCAAAGAGGTAGCTCAAGACTACGAGGACCGCTTTGAACAACAGGAGGCAATTATCCGGGACTTGCAGGAACGTCTGCAAAAAACGGGTAACGAAGTCGGCGAGATGAATTTCGCAACCCGCCTACACAGGTTGGTTCCGGATTTCGCCGAAGTCGACGCAGATGAACGTTGGGTGGCTTGGTTGAATGAGTATGATCCTATGCTCCGAGACCAGCGACGAGTTCTAGCTCAGGAGGCATTTAACACCGGCGACGCAGAAGCAGTTGCACACTACGTGAAACTCTTCAAACAAACCCTCGCAGAACCGGAAGTTGAGTCCCCCACACGAGCAAAACGTCAGCGAGAGCTTGAAAAGCAGGTTACGCCGAACCGTTCCGCTACTTCCGTTAAGTCGAATGGGTCTGCTGCGAAAATCTACACTGAACGAGAAGTTCAGGGGGGTTGGAACAAGATTCGAGAACTGACTAAACGCGGAGATTATGCTGGGGCGGAAAAACTTGAAGCTGAACTAACTGCTGCATATCTTGAAGGCCGTGTACGAAACTAACCTCCTCGATAGCAGCTGTTCAAACCGACTTATGATCTAGGAGGCCCAAAATGGCTGCTGTTTTCCCCGTACAAAGCTCTGGAGCTTTTGATACCAATCCGTCTTACTCTGGCGGTTTTATTCCTCAGCTGTGGTCTGGCAAGCTGAACGCTAAGTTCTATGCCAACACCATGTTGACTGAGATTTCCAACACTGATTGGGAAGGCGAAATTAAAAACCAAGGCGATACGATCCGTATCCGCACTGCGCCGTCAATCACTATCAGCGACTACGTTGCTGGTGCTG